GACATTTCCTCCTGATAATCACAAGCTTCACATGTAAAGTGTGTCATCATGCTAACAGTAGGCTCGTTCTTCTCTAGGAACCTTCTAATTTGTAGTGAGTCTCTAGCAGGCATATTTCGTATAAACTTGCTAATAAATGACTTGTCTGTGTTGCCTTGAATCGAAGTGATAGCTCTAAACAATCGATCTGTGACAAGATTATCTGCTACAATGCCTTGCTTACGTTTTCTCTCTGCTATTGTAAGGGCTTCTTCTTCGTCTAATCCTGTTGGAAAAGAAACAGTAACTTTCTTTCCTGACACTGGAAGAATTAGCTCAAACTCGTTGCTTCCTGGAGTTACTGGGTCAGATTCAAGAGAGATGATTGGCAGCTCACCAAGTGAACAAGTGTGAACTTGAGAAGTATCACACAAGGGGCATGTAACATTAGTGTTGTAATCTGCTCCGTAGCCTGTGATTCTGATGGCAACCAGAATAGCATTTCTGTCTCCTGAGAGCAGAGTTCTCGGGTCGATAGACTTGTCTATGAGGCAAGATCGAAGCAGATTGGTTATAACGGTTCCGTTCTTAATAAACGCTCTTGAAGTCAAGATATCCTCTTCTCTAGCTGTCATCGCACGAATGTCAACGGATTGCTTAAGGTGAAGAGGGTGCCCAGGAGGATATACTTTGCCTAGAGAAGGCAGAGGTACAGTCTCAACTGGAATATCAAAGCCCAGGTCTTGCTGGGCCTGTTCGAGCGACTCCGCAACTCTTGGGTCTGCAGCGCTGGCAGCGCTAAAAACGTCATTTCTAGACATAAAAACTCCTTATGTAGGGATTGTATTACAGACAGACTGCCTGTTAAATCACTTGTAAACTAAAGGAGCTTTATACAGGTATTAGTACTGGAGCACGCAGTTATCAAAACGAAGCGTCATGGAGATTTCTGAGGCGTCGTTAGAGTCATAGTTCAAGGAACCGTACTCTGCGTTTGTGATAAATGCTCCTTTAACGTCCCAAAGCTCAACAACTGTTCCGATGGGATCAAGCATCTTAATCTGGCAGTCGCGCTTATAGAAATCTGCATAACCAGAACGACCTGAGACGGATTCAAAGTGCGTTCTAATCCACTCCATGACCTGCTGAGCGCCGGAAGGTGCGATTGGATCGTAGAGTGTCACGGACATGTCGCCGAACGTCGTACGTCCTGCGAGGTAGCGTGTGTGATTAATAAAAGGAAGCGTTACTTGCTCAGTGGAGATCGTAGGTCTTGCGGCTGATTTCATCAAGAAAGCGTCAATGCCCTCAATGGCAAACACCCACCTAAACTGGCGTTTAGGTTCAAATTTATTTGGAAGCATCTCAGCAACGGAAAGGGTCTCAGCCATTACAATCTCCTAAGGTTCACGTTATAAATATATGCTTCGAGCAAAAACGTCCCTTAAAGTCCATCGACTCCTGAATTTGTTACCACGAAATCAAGCGAGATAAATTCTGCTGTTCGTGTTGGCTGCAAGAAGATCTTTCCTCTAACAGTATTGTTTTCGATATCTGCCTGCGTAGTTGTACTAGAATCAATGATAACTCTGAATCTGTCAACACCTTGGTTTTCCTGAACTCTCTTCAAGATAGGAGTTACAAGGGCTGTAAACCTCTGCAAAGTTGATTCTCTGTTAGGCTCAAAGATAAGCTGTTGAGCAATTTGCTTGACTGAGCGCCTAACATCGATGAGCAATCTACGTACGTTGACTCTATCAAGAGCTGACGCGGCTGCTTGAAGTGTCTTCTGGCCGTAAACCACAGGACCCGAGCTGTTCGGGAACGAGACGATTGGATTGATATCCTTGTCGTACAGGTCGTCCATGTTTGTCTGGTTTAAGCTTACTGCGGTTGAAAGTGCATTCATTGAGCCGCGAGCAAAGCCAGCAGGAGCAAACCACGGGAACGCTACCGCGTCATTAAACGAGAATGCACCTAATACGGCGACCGACGGAGGCACGCGGACTGTTGCGGTGTTCGCAACTACGGTCTTGGTAGCCTGATTGAGCGTCTTCACCTGGATGTTCATGTTGACATCTGGGAAGTAGGCGGCGGCGAAGGAAGAATCCAGAGCCCTATCATTGAACGCCGAGACTGTGTTAGAAACGCTAACATTTTGCACCGAGGACGTAACAACTGCGTTTACGTTATCACGCTCTCCAATGTCCATAATGTACAGAGCGTCGAATCTATCTTCAACAGTCGTGATGGCGTCATTGGTAACAGTGGCTTCTCTAATGCCAGGCACCGTAAGAAGCTGAATCTCAACATCTGCTTTTTCGCCCATGACTTCCAGTGCTTTCTTGTAGGCAGCAACTGTCGGTCCATTAACACCGCCTCTGTTGGTGTCATCCATCTCGCCCTTAACGGCGTTGTTGTTCATCAAGGCTGCATTCTTGTTAAAGATGTTGAATCCATCGAAGCCGCCCTGGAAAGGCATAGTAAACTTAGAGAGTCTTCTGACTGCAGGGCTGGCCGTGTCTTTAATCTGGAATCTACGAGTTTTTGCGTCCTCGTTAGTCGTAATGCTTCCATCACGGGCGTAAGACCAGCTGTTAACAAGTGCTGCATCTGTTGTCAGGGCTAGACCATCAGATCCAGTTCCGACCTGGAGGTTTTCTAAAGTAAATTTGTTATTATTAAACCTGTCGCAGTCTAGGATCGCTCCGCTTTCATCAGACTGACCTGCGTTCGAACCTGTCAGAATATTGAAGTTAGACGGTGCATGATCAGTGAAGAACTTAGTGAAACTCGCGATTGTTGGATCAATAACTGTTCCCTTGTTAGGTTCATTCAGAAGAGTCTTCTTCGTGAACTGCACACCCCAGTAAAGTGACTTATTAGGCACCTTCTTAGGAGCAAGACCTACAGCAAGATTCTCACGAAGAGGTACAGGAGGCTGGACCACGGACTTGAGAGTCATGCTTGGATTTCTTTGGAACTCGAAGGCTGGGTTTGGAGGGGCTGATAGTATATTTGACCCAGATGTTACAAGGTGATCAAGACCTCTAAAGCCTAGAGGAAGAGACTCAGGATCGATCTCAGCATTGTCGACATCTGAAGCCATTTCAACTCTTATTCGCGCTGAAACATTTGGATATTTTCCGTCGATTACAAGTTTTTGAGAACCTTGCGCCTGATCAAAGTCGTAGAACATGTTGGTGTCCCCGATTCTTCGACCGATGTAGTTAGGTGAAGTAGGATCAAGGTTGATGCCTCGATATGCTTCGTATACGAAGGTATTTTCATCGTTGTCGTAAAAGTCTCTTAAGACAAGATCGAAAGTACCGTACTTGTTAAGTGCATCTGAAGACTTGCCAACGTTCTCAATAGAGACCTTATACTTAGTATTAGACCCTGCAGAGTCTGCAGTTTTTCCTTTCATCACACCGTCGCTCAGCAGGTGGATTCGGAACAGATTTTGTGCAGTTCCACCAAACTCTTGAGAGATAATAAAGGGCGTTCTAGCAGCCTGGAATCTTTCTCGGAAGCCTTCAAAGTTTGCCGATGTTGGAGCACCTGTATTTCTATCCTGTGTACCCGTCAAGAGGAACACGGCATCCGAGCTTCCCGTGTACAATCCCGTTACAGAGTTGTTCACAAGGCTTGAACCCGTAGGAAGAATGCCTGATCCTGTTACAACTGCGTATTCAGGATAAACGTCATAGTGCGTGTAAAGAACGTAGCCGTGCTTTTGAACTTGCTGTGGATCTTTATTAAAAATGTTTGCAAAGTAGTCTTTGTCATCTGGGTTTAATGAAGCAGTAAGAACCCTGGGGTAATCCTTGCCTTTGTGGCCCGGCAATAGCATGGTGAACTTAGGTGAACCGTTAGAGAAGTTAACTGTCCCTGTTATGAAGCCAGAGGAAGGCAGCGTTTGACCTGACATTGATGAAGTCATTGTTGACGTGGGCGTATTTCCATTTCCTGCAGCACCATTTGAGCATGAAAGTCTTAGGTTAACACCTGATGCTGCCATCAAGACTCCGCGGAGCACTGAAGCTGCAACAGTTGTCCCGAGATTTTGAGCTGAAACTATTCCG